ACGATTCTAGACACATTGGGGATTGCCTTAATTTTTACCGTTGTGTCCGTGACTCGATCCTGGTTATGGCGTTGTTATTTTAGGAGAACAAGATGAAAAGCATTCACGAACTCGCAAAAAAATATCCGGATAAAACCTATATGGAGTTAGACCAATACTATGAGGAAAGGAACAAGTGATTTCATCAAGAGATTTAAAAACAGGAAGAATTCTTCCGGGTAACAACTTAATATACGGATATAAAATAAAATATTTAGGACCTAACTGGAGCCAACCACGGTGGTTAGTTGATGGTCAGTGGACTAGCGTAGTTCCAGACAAAGACAGACCGCAAAGAAGAAAACAACTAGCTGCATATTACTCAATGGAGACACCCTATTTCAAGAAAATGTTTAATAAAATGAAGAAAAGTCGTCACAAAGTTGAATTTGAATCTTGGAAAGAATTATTGGAACATTGGCACCAACAAAGAGCCATTTATGGAATGAGGTGTCCTATAACCGGCGACTTAATGACAATGATAAGAAAAATGGAAAAAGGAAATCAAGGAGTAAGAACTCGAACTAACATTTCTCCCGACCGTCTTCTTTCTTCAATGAATTATACAAAACAAAATGTCTTATTTGTCACCGTTGAATTTAATTTAGCTAAAGGCCCCCTCAAAGGCCATAGAGTACACCACCTTTTTAATTCTCAAATAGCGGATAACTATCTTAAAATTTTAAGAGAAAGGTTTCCTGGTATGGAATATGAAGATGAATGAAATTAAAGAATAGGGCCCGCAAATACGCAAGGGTTGATGGAATCCTTAAGCTAACTCAGTTGCGGTTCACCCTTTATTCAATTACTGAGTTAGCACCCATCGAAAGGAGGTAGTATGAAATATATTATAAATTATTATTCAAGATCAGACGGAAAAAAAGTTAAAAGACCGTATGATCCCAGTCACGACATGCAACATGAGTTTATTGCAGGGACGGGTAATCTTTGTAAAAGATATTGGGACACGAGCAAAGAAGGATTAAGAACAGCAAATGCACCGTGGACTATTTCAATTAAAAAGGAGAAAAGAAAGGAGGTAGTATGAAAACGATAGCTGAACGATTTATATCGTGGCGAATTCGTGGCGTAAATGTGTCAGAAAAAAGGCTCAAGCAGCTTTTGAAAGCTGACGTGGGTCCAGCAGCAAGCGACAAGGTTCTAGATGGCCTGTATAAAATGATATCTGCGACATTAAAGGACATTTCCAACATGCAAAACGAGATAATTACCCTACAAACGATCATGGACGACTCTAAAAGTGAGTAAAAACGCCACTAGTAGATGATTTCATGTAGGATAATGCCATATCACATGTTATCACATGTTAAAACAGTCAAAAAGCTAGCATTGGCGCCATTATCACGTAGATCACCCCTATAGAGGCTCCCAGATATTGGATGACATGCGAAATTGATTTTTTATTTTACGTGATGTTCGTGATCTTATATTAGATAGATGTACCAACACTTATTTAAATATCTTATATCACGTGGGTGTGATCTAATAATATCCTACATTATATACTTGAATAGGGGCCACGGGGAAACTTTGGATTCGAAAATACTAGAAAAAGTCTGGAAGGTTCTATAGGGGTACTGTATGGTAGGGAGAAATAAAATATATAATGGCAAGGCCATTGTTAAACTGCAAGCGCATTCAGAATGGATGGACGAGTTTAACAAGGTACACAACCCTGACTACTACTATGGCGAGAAAAAAACCACGAAGAAGAAAACTCGTAAACGCGACACAGTCAAACGACATCCCGTATTCAAAGTATCGGATTGAGTGGATTGACATCATGTCGGACTCAGGTTGGGCAGATGAAAAGCAGTTTACTAAAATGAAGATAGCTTCACCTGTTAACGAAGGATGGTTATTCTCTAAAGATAAAATGTTTGTAAAAGTTTTTGCGTCTTATGATAAAGAGGAGGATGGTTCGTATACGTATGGAGATCGAACGATGATTCCTAGAGCTTGCATTAAGAAGATGATTAAGCTACAGTAAATAAAGGAGGAAACATGACTAAGAAAAAGACTAAGAAAAAAGATAAGAACTATCTTAAAAAGTTGAATAAGAAAAAAGGCAAAAAGAATAAAAATAAAAAAAATAAAAAGAAGAAAAGATAGTTAGGATGTGGAACCCTGATCGGATTGTGGTTTGCGTATTGACAGCACTGGTTGTGGTTCTCTGTCTTCAGTTGTACTTTCAACATCTATAACCTCTTCCGGAGTGATATTAATAATTTTACGATTGCTCTTTAAAAGATCAGCGATTTCTTTATTCATCTCTTCCTCATTTTTATCATCATCTAGTTTACCATGTAGAATATGTTTTTGTTCTACATATAAACCACCGGCTTTACCACGCATGTGTTCAGCGTTGGCTGCAGCTGAGAAAGATCTATGTTTAAGTGCTTGATCTCTAATACGAGCAAGTTCCGTCACATGTCTGCCATAATTCACTTTGAATCGATTACGTTGTTCTTCTCGAAGATCACCAATGTATTTGACCACTAGTGGAGATTGCTCTGGATTTTGAAGTTCAGAGGCCTCTTGTCTAGCTCGGTTTTCACTATAGCCTGCTTCAATAGCGCATTCATAATCAAATTTACGCCCTTCATACAATACTATAAGTTCTGCGAATTTACGTTGCATTCCAGTTAATCTTTTAGGAACTCCCATACTTGACAATTTAAGGTAACAGTTGTAAAAAGTCAAGATGGATAAAGACATAGAAGTGTGGACACAAAGGAACGAAATACTGCATAAAAAGGTGGAAAGAATGATGGAAGAGTCACGAGAGAAAGAGACTGCTTTGGCTAATGCATTAGAAGTAAATGAATCACATCAAAAGTTGAACGGAGTTTTGCGTACACGGATGACCGAGTTGGAAGAGGATAATAAAAAACTAGCTCAACAAGTTGAGGATTATATTAATAGAATTAAAAAAATAGAGAATAATGTTAAGAGGTAGAGATTTAATTATGATCTTTGACCGATTCGTTGGTCCAAAGAAAGGAAGTGGAGTTGCGCAAGATGCGCGAGTACAAGTTCGTACACCGGATGGAAGACATTATGATGTCATGGGTGTGGATCTTGTTTTAAATAAAATTATTGGTTCACGTGAGACTCATCGAATTGTTATTTCTACTCACGCTGAAGTAGCTCCAATGGGAAAACCGAAGCTCATTATATAATACATAGGTTACCTTAAAAAATAAATGGGACCAGAGAAAAAATTGTGGCAAGAATTAAAACGAAAGACACCTCAAATTAAATGGACAAGGATTGAAAATACTAGCTCATTAGGTACGCCTGATGTGTTGGGATATAATAGTTCTGGAAAGTTTTTTACTGTTGAGCTGAAGGTTACACGAAGTAACAAAGTTCGATTTTCTCCGCATCAAATTGCCTTCCATGTTCGCCATCCAAAGAACACTTACATCTTAGTAAAGTCGCTTGTCCAGAGCGACCTAAAACTTTTTGAAGGATCACAAATCAAGCAGCTTGTAGCTTGTGGCTTTAAGCTTGAGGCTTGTAGCTTGGGGCTTGAATCTATCATTCGCACGCTTGAGACTTGAAGCTTGCGGCTTGAGGCTTGCGGCTTGGGACGGGAATCTGGTATTCGGGGCTAGTGCTTACCATAGCTCACGTTCGGGATGTCTCTGTCCCAGCATTGTCTACAGTTTTGACACTCATTGCCTTGATATGGAGCGGGGCAGGTGTGGTATCCGGTGTTAACTACACAGCTTGTCCAGGGCCAGCTCTTCAACGGGCCCTGGTTTACCTTATGCGAGGACATACGGATTGTTAAATTCTTTGGAATGCTGTCATGATTAAGAGGCAAGTATCGAGCTTCTCGTGTAGGCAGCCAGTGACTAGTCTCTGGCGTCGCGTCGCATACTTTGAATATTTGTTTGAGATGGTGCACGCTCTGAAGGTCGCCGGAATCGTGCCATCTAAAAAATTTTTCGCCTTTAATTAATATGGTCATAGCCTGGACCCATTGCGGGTGACTCAGGGCTTCTAACCTGCGAGCTAGCGCCAGTCGTACATTGGTGAACCGGTAACGGCCTTTTAAAGCATAACATCCATGGCAAATAGTGCCTGGAATCTTAGCCAGCTTCGCGCCAGTCTGGCAGCTTGCAGCTGGCAGGTTGTACGCCGGGCCGGGCATCTTAGACGGTTTACTTAGACCGCCGGTGATTTGTTTAGCTTCTTTTTTAAGCATTTTATTTCTTCCTGTATGTCCATAATTACATATTCATAATCTGGTAATTTTTTTAAACGCTTTATTTCTAGCTTCATTTCTTTTATTTGTTTAGATTCTTTCTTTAACATTATTCCTTTCTACGGGACCGCATATA